TGACGCAGGTCTATTCTACTGCCCATACGTTCCTCTTCAGATGGTTCGTGCAGTTGGAGAGAACACCTTCCAGCCCAAGATTGGCTTCAAGACCCGTTATGGTCTAGTTGCTAACCCATTCGCTGAAGGCGCTGATCAAGGTCTTGGTCGCCTCAAGGTTAACCAAAACCGTTACTACAGAAGAGTTCAAATTAAGAACCTCATGTGATCCACGGATTCACAATCTGTACCAGAGACCCGCAAGGGTCTCTTTTTTTGTCTAAATAAATATGCTCCATGCACTAGACTAATGAAAACACCATTATTCAAGTGGGCTGTATTGAGCGTAGGTACTGTAGTTGGGATTGCACATATAGGTATTTTAGGACATATGATGCAACTGACAGATAAGTATGCATCAAGACCACAGTATCCTTCGATCAATCTCCCCACGGGACCATATTCCTCTTACAATGTAGAAGTTGATAAAGAAGGATATAAACTTAAATATAATGCAAACGATCCCAAGACTTTAACTACAACAGAAACTCTTGATCTAGACAGAGTTCATAATGATAGTGGTTTCTTTGGTAACAAATCACAAGGATCTGAGAAGAGAAGTACAGTGTCAATTCGCGAATACACTGCAGATGGTGCGATGAATACTGGTATGAATAATTCATCGTTGGGAAAGTCGAAAGGTCTAAGTGCAGGAGACATCGCATGCATCAAGTCGGAGGGCGCTGGAGAGTCAACAGGAGGAATGGTCGGTGCTAGCATGACCGCAGGACTTGCTCCAACTCTCACTGCTATTCCATATGTTGGTTGGTTAGCGGCAGGATGGGCAACGTTACTTGGACAAAAAGTTGGTTCTAGTGTTGGTGGGGAAGTAGCAAAAACAGTAAACGGATGTTAATCTGATGGCATTATCTAGAGTAGGAAACGCATACACTCACCAAGTTGCAAACAGGAATTTTTTACAAACTGTTGGATTTAGATTTACACTAAATCGAGCAAGAAAGGTTTCGTTCTTTGCAAACCAGGCAAATATTCCAGGCATGAATTTAGGTCTTGCGGAACAACCAACTTACTTAAAAAATATAGATATCCCAGGTGATAAAATTCAATTCAATGATTTTACCCTGAGATTTATTGTAGATGAGAATCTGGAAAACTACATGCAGATTCACAAGTGGATGAGAGGATTGGGGTTCCCAGAATCATTAAAAGAGATCTTTGATCTTCAAAAAGATGGTGATCAAAGAATGGGATATGATAGTCAGTCTATGAATATCTACTCAGACGGAACTCTACAAGTTATGAACAGTAGTAATAGAGTTCAGTTTGAAGTTATTTTTGATGATATGTTTCCCTACGACTTGTCAGATTTAACTTTTGATGCTACGAACGAAGATACTGATTACTTTACTGCAGAGGTGTCTTTCAAGTATACTATCTATAATATAACTAATGGAAAAGGTGATCCTTTATGATATTTGACCTTGACGAAATTCAGAAGATGTGGGAAAAAGATGCTCACATCGATATGGATAACCTACATGATGAGTCAATTAAAGTCCCTGCTTTACACGCTAAATACTTTGAGATGTACAACACTGTTGTGCTTCTCAAGAAAAAGGCGGAGCAATCCCGCAAAAATGTCAGACACGAACGATACGAATACTTCACAGGTAAAGCAGATCCAGATGTATACCTAGAGAACCCATTCCCCAAAAAAATTAGAGATAAAGATACTCTTCAAAAATATCTCGACGCTGACGATAAATTATCACAGATAAGTTTAAAAGTCGAATACTTTGAGACTATATTAAACTATCTGGAAAGCATTTTAAAGGTTATTCAAAACAGAACCTATCAAATAAAAAATGCTATTGACTTCTTAAAATTCCAGGCAGGATATGGATAAACAGTATGATGTCATTATTCAAAAATCAAACGAAGTATATTTAAAAATTCAGTGTGAACCTCATATACAATATGAGTTAAGAGATCACTTTACTTTTGAAGTTCCCAATGCAAAGTTTATGCCTCAATATAGAGGTAAAAATTGGAATGGGGAGATACATTTGTTCGACTTAAGATCGAAGCAAATATACATTGGTTTATTAGATAAAATTATCAATTTTTGTGAGACATATAATTATAATTACACCTTTGAAGATAACAAATATTATGGAATGCCTTTTGAAGTAAATGAAGGTATATCAAGAGAGGGTGTCAAAGATTACATGACATCAATTACATCGTACCGCCCCAGAGATTATCAAATTGAGGGAGTATACGATGCTCTAAGACATAATAGAAAATTACTGATATCACCGACTGCCTCAGGTAAATCGCTGATGATTTATTCAGTAGTTCGTTATTACTCAGATAAACAACAAAAAATCCTCTTAGTTGTTCCAACGACATCTCTTGTAGAGCAGATGTATAAGGACTTTCAGGATTATGGTTGGAATGCTGAGTCATATTGTCACAAGATATATTCGGGGAGAGAGAAGAGTTCTGAAGCACCAGTTGTTATTACAACATGGCAATCAGTATATAAACTTGATCGATCATTTTTTGAAGACTTTGATGTAGTTATTGGTGATGAAGCACACTTATTTAAAAGTAAGTCTTTAATATCTATAATGTCAAAACTTCATCATGCAAAATATAGATTTGGATTTACTGGCACACTTGATGGAACACAAACTCATAAGTGGGTCCTAGAGGGATTATTTGGACCATCCTATAAGATTGTCAAGACTGCAGAACTAATGGCAAAGGGGCATTTATCTAAACTAGATATTACATGCTTAGTATTGAAGCACAATCCTCAGACATTTCCTTCTTACGAAGATGAAGTTCAGTACATCATAACACATAATCAAAGAAATAACTTCATTAAAAATCTTGCTTTAGATCTAAAAGGTAATACTCTTGTTTTATTTCAACGAGTAGAAACACATGGTAAACCTTTGTTTGAACTAATAGATTCTACAAAAAAAGATGGTAGAAAAGTATTCTTTGTTCATGGTGGTGTAAATACTGAGGAACGAGAATCAGTCAGATCTATTGTAGATACGGAAACCGATGCAATTATTGTAGCATCATATGGAGTATTTTCTACAGGTATAAATATTAGAAACTTACACAACGTTGTATTTGCATCTCCTAGCAAATCTAGAATTAGAAATTTACAATCAATTGGTAGAGTTTTAAGAAAGGGTAAGAACAAAACTAAAGCAATGTTGTACGACATATCTGATGATTGTACAAACAAGCAGCGTAGAAATTACACACTGAATCATTTTATAGAGAGAATCAAAATTTATAATGAAGAGAACTTTAATTACGACATTATTAGTGTCAACTTAAAAACGTAGAGGTATACATGGAAGATGATTTTTATGCAACTATAAAATTGAAGTCTGGAGAAGAGATATTTACCAAGGTATCTCCTTGTACTGAAGATACTAAAACATTCCTACTTCTATCTAATCCAATCACATTTTCAGAAGTAAAGGTTAGAAGTGGTATTGGATATAAACTAGAACCTTGGTTAAAAACAACTAAGGATGATATGTTTATATTGGATATGGATGATGTTATGACAATGAGTGAGTCAAAAGACATCGAAATGATTATAATGTATCAATCTTGGTTACAAGAATCAAAAGAGTTCACTGACTCAGAAGATCCTGCTGGCATCAGACAAAAGATCAACAGAAGGATGGGAAGAATCGGTAATGTGCAGGATACCAAAGAGATCTTAGAGAGATTATTTAAAGAAAGCTAGTATGTTTCTGAACCTCCACAAAGGTTATTGTACATAGATTCAAGAGTTGTGTCAAGCTTTGATCATTTGATTAAAAATGTTATAATATGTACATACCAGTTTATAAGTACTTATGACACCCCTTGGACCCATGAATAAAAGAAAGAGATCAGTACACTACGTAAATAACAAAGAGTTCTTAGCTGCTCTGATAAAATACAGAGAAGATGTAGAGTTAGCTGCAATAAGAGATGAACCAAAACCAAGGATTACAAATTACCTTGGAGAATGCTTCTTAAAAATTGCAACGCATTTATCATTTAAACCAAACTTTGTAAATTACATCTTTAAAGATGATATGATTTCTGATGGAATTGAAAATTGTGTACAATATATTCACAACTTTGACCCCCAAAAGTCTCAGAACCCGTTTGCTTATTTCACTCAAATTATTCACTACGCGTTTCTACGTCGTATCCAGAAGGAAAAGAAACAACTTGAGATCAAAAATAAGATCCTGGAGAAAACAGGTTATGATGAAGTCTTCTTCGATGACAACTTGATTGACGGTTCTAACTATTCGGAGTATAGTTCTATCAAGGATAGTATTCACTCTAAGTCTCGTTATTGATGAAGATTGCAATAATTACTGATCAACATTTTGGTGCTCGTAAGAACTCTAAATTGTTTCATGATTACTTCTTAAAATTCTATAATGACATCTTTTTTCCAACGTTAGAGGAAAGAGGAATCAAGGTCGTTGTAGATATGGGAGATACTTTTGATAGTAGAAAAGGTATTGACTTTGCCGCATTAGCATGGGCAAAGGATAATTACTATGATCGTCTTGCTAAACTGGGTGTCAAAGTACATACGATTGTAGGTAATCATACTGCATACTACAAAAATACTAATCAAGTAAATGCAGTAGACTTATTGCTTCGTGAGTATAAAAATGTTATAATTTACTCGGAACCTACTTCAGTAAAGTTAGGCAAACTCCCTGTATTGTTTGTACCTTGGATCAATGAAGAGAACTCTGGGAATACTCTCAAATCTATTAAAGATTTCAGTGGCGTACACGCGATGGGGCACCTTGAGCTTAACGGATATCCAGCTCATCGTGGACACATCATGGAAACGGGTCATGATGGCAAATTATTTGCGTCATACAAGAAGGTCTTCAGCGGTCACTACCACACTAGATCGACCGATGGACGAGTCTTCTACCTAGGCAATCCATACGAAATCTACTCAAATGATATGGGGGATGATAGAGGATTCCATATCTTTGATACTGAGACTGATGAGTTAGAAGAGATTAACAACCCATACAAAATGTATGATGTTATCTACTATGAGGATACTCCATATCAGACATTTGATGCGAGATCTTATGAGGGTAAGATTATCAAATTGATTGTTCGTAAAAAGAGTAATCCTAAAAAGTATGATAAATTTGTTGATAAATTACTTGCATCTAACATTGCAGAACTGAATATAGTTGAACTTACTACTGGAGAATCTGTTAATTTAGACAAGTATGATCCAGAGTCTGAAGACACTATATCTATTCTGAATCGATATGTTGAAGAGTCTGAACAGACCATAAATAAGTCTGATATTCAGACTATTATTCAGGAAGTGTATCAAGAAGCATGTGAGATGGTGTAATGTTTATTCTTACACTAGCAGGTAAAACTCATGAAGGTGCTTACTCTGTTACTGATGAGGAGGGTGGGCAAGTTTTGTATCTCTTTGAAGAAGAGGATGATGCAAATAGATTTGCTATGATGTTAGAGGATAAAGAATATCCAGAATTAGATGTTGTTGAAGTTGATAATAAGTTGATCGTTCAAACTTGTGAAATGCATAGTTATCAATATGCAATCATCACCAAAAATGACCTTGTAATACCACCTGAAGATAATGATTCTATTTGAAAAACTTCGTTATAAAAACTTTCTCAGTACAGGTAATCAGTTTACAGAGATAAATTTTGCTGAATCTGCTACAACATTAGTAATTGGTAATAATGGAGCAGGGAAAAGTACAATGCTAGATGCATTAACATTCTCTCTTTTTGGTAGATCATATCGTGGTGTAAACAAACCACAACTAATCAACTCTATAAATGAGAAAGAATGTTTAGTTGAAATTGAATTTAAGATATCAGATACTTCGTGGAAGGTTGTTAGAGGTATTAAACCTTCTATATTTCAAATTTATAAGAATGGAGAAGTATTAAATTCTGATGCCGCGGCCAAAGATCAGCAAAATTGGTTTGAGAATGTAGTTTTGAAAATGAACTATAAGTCTTTTACTCAAATTGTAATTCTTGGTAGTAGTAATTTTGTTCCATTCATGCAACTTGCTGCTGCTTCCAGGAGAGAAGTCATTGAAGATATTTTGGACATCAAGATCTTCTCTTCAATGAATCAAGTCCTTAAAAACAAAGTAAAGGATTCTAGAGATGTAATTAAAACTTTAGATCTTAAGAAAGAATCTCTTGATGATAAAGTAGTAATGCAACGTGATTTCATTGAAGAAATTGAAAGACTTGCTGATAGTGATATTCTTGCAAAAAGAAATCAAATCAAAACACTTACCGAATCTCAAGATGCTCTTCTAAAAACTGCTCTTGATAATGAGACTCAATTGCTTGATAAGCAACAAGAACTTGAAAAATATGCTGGTTCAACAAAGAAACTACGTGAACTTGGTAGTTTAAAAGGTAAGATATCTCAAAAAGTATCAAGTGTTGTCAAGGATCATAAATTTTATAATGACAATACGGTATGCCCCACCTGCAATCAAGACATTGAAGAGACCTTCAGAATAAATAGAATTGAAGATGCTCAAAATAAAGCAAAAGAGTTGCAATCTGGTTATCAACAACTGGAAGAGGCAATTAAAGATGAAGAAGAGCGCGAGCGTCACTTTACTATAGGTTCTAAAGAGGTAACTAACCTTTCACATGAGATTTCTCAAATCAATACTAAGATCTCTGGATATCAGCGACAAGTCCGAGGTCTTGAACAGGAAATTCAAACTGTTGCCGATAGACTTGCAAAGAGAAATTCTGAAAATGAAAAGTTAGCAGAACTAAAAGAAAAACTTGCTGCTGCCGTAATAGAATCCGACTCCCAAAAAGATCAGTTGATAAACTATAGTTTTGTATCTGATCTTTTAAGAGACGGTGGTGTCAAGACACAAATTATTAAAAAGTATCTTCCCCTAGTTAATCAGGAGGTAAATCGTTACCTTCAGATGATGGAGTTTTATATCAATTTTAAACTGGATGAGGAGTTTAATGAGACGATTGAATCTCCTATTCAGGAAGATTTTTCTTATGCTTCTTTTAGTGAGGGTGAAAAAATGCGTATTGACCTTGCCTTGCTCTTTACATGGAGGGAAGTTGCTAAGATAAAAAATTCTTTAAATTGCAATCTAATTATTTTTGATGAAACTTTTGATTCTTCTTTGGATGGATTTGGTACAGATGAGTTTATGAGAATTATTAGATTTGTTATTAAGGATGCTAATACTTTCGTCATCTCCCATAAGGAAGGTATGCGTGACAAGTTTTTAAATGTGCTAAAATTTGAGAAAGTAAAAGGATTTAGTAGGATGGTATCATGAACTGTTTGGTAACTGGTGGTAGTGGGTTTATTGGATCTAACCTGGTAGATCATCTAGTTGGTGCTGGTCATACCGTAACTGTTATTGATAATGAGTATTCTGATGCCCATGATCATTTCTATTACAATGAAAAAGCACACTACGTAAAACAAGATATTTGTGATTACGATCAAACTAGAATTTTTTATTGTGGAGTTGATTTTGTATTTCATCTTGCTGCAGAAGCAAGGATTCAACCAGCAATTAAAAATCCGTTGAACGCTGTCCGAATTAATACTTTAGGTACAGCAACGGTACTTCAATGTTCTAGAGAAGCAAATGTTAGTAGAGTAATTTATTCATCCACTTCCTCTGCATATGGTTTTAATTCTCCACCAAATATTGAGACACAAGATGATGATTGCTTGAATCCGTATTCTGTGTCTAAAGTTGCTGGTGAGAAATTGTGCTCTATGTATACAGATCTATTTGATTTGAATACAATTATTTTTAGATATTTTAATGTTTATGGTGAGAGGCAACCCCTTAAAGGACAGTATGCTCCTGTTATTGGAATCTTCCTCCGTCAACTTGCCAACGGTGAAGAGTTGACTATTGTTGGTGATGGTGAGCAACGCAGAGACTTTACTCATGTATCTGATGTTGTTCAGGCAAATATTCTTGCAGCAACTAAAAATCTTTCTGAAGATGCATTTGGACAAGTTTATAATGTTGGAAATGGTCAAAATTATTCTGTCAATGAGATTGCCGCAATGATCTCTCCCAGTAAAAGATTTATTGATGCTCGTCCAGGAGAATCAAGAATAACTCTTGCAGATAATTCTAAACTGAGAGAAACTCTTGGTTGGGAACCTACAGTTCAACTTGAAGACTGGGTGTCCAAAGCAGTGGACAGTGTTAAAAGTGGATCGTAACTGCTTCTAGAGCAGTCTTTGGGTATATACTAAGTTCAGTTCAAACGAATCCCGTGACTATCAACCACGAAGTCAAAGGACAACTTGCCAAACTGCTTGCCACCGAAGACTTGGTGGTAGAGCATCGTGCTGTTGAAACTGCTCAGTTTAATGTCCACACTCGTGTGTTGACTCTTCCTCAGTGGAACAAAGCATCTAATACTGTTTATGATCTGTTGGTGGGTCATGAAGTTGGTCATGCCCTATATACACCAGATGAAGATTGGAGTGTGGATCGTAAGATACCTCCTCAGATCGTAAACGTTGTTGAGGATGCTCGCATCGAGAAGATGATGAAGCGTCGTTATGCTGGTCTCTCTAAGACTTTTTATCGTGGTTATGAAGAACTTGCTGATGAAGATTTCTTTGGCATTGAAGATGAAGATCTTTCAAACTTTAACCTGGCAGATAAAATCAATTTGTCTTGCAAGATTGGTAATCATGTAGATATTTCATTCAATGATGAAGAAGAAGCATTGCTCTTAATGGTTCGTGACTGTGAGACTTTTGCTGAAGTTTTGGATACATCAGAAGCAATCTATAACTACTGTAAAAATGAACAATCCCAAGAGTCCCCTGCAAGCATACAACTACAGCAGAATAATGGTGGGTCTTCCCCCCAACCACAGGGATCAGATAGTGAGGATGGGGAATCAGAATCCTCGCCCAGCAATAACGTCGAAGGAACCTTCGATACTGACAATGATGATATTCAGGGATCTACCGACGTTATAGATGATAAACCCGTCTCTAGTGGTGGTGGTGAAGATGGAGATATTGATGTCAATACTATGCAGTCCTTTGAAGATTCCATCAAGGATTTGATCTCTGAGCAAGGAATTGAGAATCAGTATCTTGAATTGCCTAAAGTTAATCTTGATGCAGTTATAATTCCAAATGAAGATGTATATCAATATGTCCCTGAAACTTGGGAAGGTGAACGATATGCAAATGTGTTCGATGAAGTTGATGCGCGATATGAACAATTTAAAAAATCTGCACAGAAGGAAGTTAATTATCTTGTAAAGGAATTTGAATGTCGTAAGTCTGCTAGTGCATATGCTCGCTCTACTACTTCTCGTACAGGTGTCTTGGATTGTGCTAAGTTACATACTTACAAGTACAGTGAAGATATATTTAAAAAGGTCTCTGTGACTCCTGATGGTAAGAATCATGGTTTGATTTTTGTTCTTGATTGGTCTGGATCCATGGCAGACGTTCTTACTGATACTATTAAGCAACTTTATAATCTTATTTGGTTCTGTAAAAAAGTAAATATTCCTTTTGAGGTTTATGCTTTTACTAGTGACTTCCCTAAAGTCAAATATGTTTATGATGAAGATGGTGAGCGTAAAGCAATTGTTCCTAAGAACATGTATAAAAAACGTGATGGTTTTATGCAGATCTATGAGGCATTCTCTTTGATGAATATGTTCTCTAGTAAGACTAAAGTTAAAGAACTAGAGAATCAGATGAAAACTATCTTCCGCATTGCTGAGGGATTTAATAGGTCTTATTATACTTATTATGCAATTCCAAATGGACTGTCTCTATCTGGAACTCCTTTGAATGACACCCTTATTTGTATGCATGAGATTATTCCTCAGTTTAAGAGAAATAATAATGTGGAAAAGGTTCAATGTGTAATCCTTACTGACGGTGAAGCACCACCTTTGAAGTATCATAAAACTGTTCACCGTCACTGGGAAAGTGAACCGTGTCTTGGTGTTCGCCAGGTATCTATTAACTGTATTCTCCGTGACCGTAAACTGGGAACTACATATCAATTGGGTGGTCACTGGTATGAATTGACTGACACCCTACTGACACACCTTAAAGATAAGTTTACAGATACTAATTTTATTGGTATCCGTGTTATTGAGGGTCGTGATGCTCATGGATTCATTGCTCGTTACCATGGTCGATGGAATGATGATCATGACAGAATTCATGCAATCTGGAGGAAAGAGCGTACCTTTACCATTACTAATTCTGGGTATCATTCTTACTTTGCCATGTCTGCTACATCACTTGCACAAGACAATACTTTTGAAGTTAAGGATGATGCAACTAAATCTCAGATTAAGAGTGCATTTGTGAAGAGTCTTCGTACCAAGAAAATGAACAAGCGAGTCCTTAATGAATTTATTTCTTTAGTCGCTTGATAAACTGTCCATTGGGGAACTCAGTTCCCCTATCTGTCCATTATACTAACTTCAGTTCCAACAAATCAAATGGGTCTCTCTAAAGAAGGCATCATGAACTCTCTCCAGGATCTCTATGGAGATTCTGTCACTGCAGCAGACATTCGTGCCTGGTGTGCTTTGAATGATTGTAACTATCAAACGGTGACCAACAAAATTTCTGATCTTAAAGTTGGTCGTGGTCGTTGGAATTTAACCGCCCAACAACTTGAACAAACTTTTCAAGCACCTGCTGCTTTGCCTGCAGTTGAGCAAAATCTTATTCCTGCAAAAGACGATACCTTCGTCAAGTTTGGAAATTACAACGATCTTAAAAAAGTTATTCAGTCTCGTGTATTCTATCCAACGTTTATTACAGGACTGTCTGGTAACGGTAAAACATTCTCAGTTGAGCAAGCGTGTGCTGCTTTAGGTAGAGAACTTATCCGTGTAAACATTACTATTGAAACTGATGAAGACGATCTTATTGGTGGCTTCCGCCTTGTTGATGGCAACACCGTCTGGCACAATGGCCCAGTCATTGAAGCACTCGAACGAGGAGCTGTATTGCTCCTTGACGAGATCGACCTTGCCTCTAATAAAATTCTCTGTCTCCAATCTATCCTTGAAGGGAAAGGAGTATTCCTTAAAAAAATCGGAAGATGGGTTGCTCCTACAAGTGGATTCAACGTCATTGCCACAGCCAACACTAAAGGTAAGGGTAGCGACGATGGACGATTCATTGGAACTAATGTGCTTAACGAAGCCTTCCTTGAGAGATTCCCAGTAACCTTTGAGCAGTCTTATCCTACGGTAACTACTGAGAGAACTATTCTCGCTAAGGTATGTGATGATGAAGAGTTCTGTCATCGTCTTGTAGATTGGGCAGACATCATCCGTAAGACTTTCTACGATGGTGGTATTGAGGATATTATCAGCACCCGTCGTTTGGTTCATATTGCTAAAGCGTATGCTATCTTTGGCAATAAAGAGAAGGCAATGCAGGTTTGTATCAATCGTTTTGATGACGATACCAAGCAAGCATTCCTGGAACTCTATGACAAAGTTGATGAGGACTTTGACATCACTGCTACTGATAGTGATTCATCTGTTGACCAGGAGATTGCATCCTGATATAATGAGGGAGGATACTTATGCCTCCCATCTTCCTTTATTACGGACACTTTTATTATGGCAGAACATTCCAAATACTATTACGAATATGATCGTAATGACCTTGACCGCCCCAATCCGTTCAAAGATTCTAGTCAGGATTTTTGGGAAGAGGATGGCATTAGTTTGACTGGAAACCCTGGCACAGCGTCAGGTGATATGATTACATTTAACTTTAATATGGAACCAGAAGACAAAATTGAATTGAATCTTGATGATAATATGCCTCCTTGGGGACATAGTGACATGGAAGCACTAGGTTCAATTAACCACGAAGATCCTTTAGCAAAGAATGGTTTTTGGAAGTACGATGAAGATAAAACTATGAAGGAGGTTCGTGAATACCTGTCTTCAACTTATAGAGCACATTACACCTCCCAAGGATCTAAGACACAGACACTTGATCTTATTCACTCTGTTGGTGATGCAGAACCATTCTGCAGATCCAATGCTATTAAATACCTCTCTCGCTTTGGCAAGAAAAACGGCAAGTCCAAGCAAGATATTCTGAAAGCAATTCATTATTGCGTTCTTCTTTATCACTTCTCTGGACTTCACAATGAAATTAAGGGCACCTATGAAACTTTCTGAAAAGACTATTAACCTACTTAAGAACTTCTCTGATATCAATCAGTCAATTCTTTTCAAGAAAGGTAACAAACTTCGTACAATCTCAGTGATGAAGAACATCCTCGCTGAAGCAGATATTCCAGAAGACTTTCCTAAAGACTTCGGTATCTATGATTTGAATCAATTCCTTCGTGGAGTGTTCCTTCATAATAAACCAGAACTTGATTTTGCTAATGAAGGTCATGTAGTGATTAGGGAAGGCAAAACACGATCTAAGTATTTCTTTGCTGATCCAAGTGTTATTGTCACTCCTCCAGATAAAGAGTTGATACTTCCAACTGTAGATGTTGAATTTGAACTGTCTACAGAACAGTTGGATAAAGTTCGTAAAGCAGTTCTTGCATTTCAACTTCCTGATCTCTCTGTAGTTGGTCATGGTGGTGATGTAAAACTAGTCGTTCATGATAAAAAGAACGACACTTCAAACGACTTCCAAGTCAATGTTGGTGAAACTGACTCTGAGTTTTGCTTCAACTTCAAAGTTGAAAACATCAAAATTCTTCCAGGGTCATATAAAGTTGCTATCTCCAGTAAACTTCTTTCTCGTTTTACTAATAACGACTATGATCTCACATACTACATCGCTCTAGAACCTGATTCTAATTACTGATGCAAACCCTTACGTTGATGAGAATCGTTGGCAGTATTGGAGTCATTGCTGCCTATTTCACTATTCTACATGTCAATGTTTTTGCTGGTGTAGTTGTAAACTTCATTGCTGACATGATTTCCATTCCATATTTCATAAAGACAAAAGCATGGGATGTTGTTATTATGTTATCATTCCTGCTTGCAATCTCCATGTCTAAACTTGCAGCATGAATATTGATCAAGCAGTCACCCTTCTCTTACTATCTAAATGCGCCCTATCACCAAATTTAGGATTGCATATAGTTCTCCATTTACTCAATCATGCTTAATTACAAGTCCACAAAAAGAATTGTTGATGTTGACCTTTTAATCTGTGACAATTTTTTAGAGCATTATCACTTTTTGATGCTTCAAAAATCTATGCTGGATGTTGATTGGGAGTTCCGTCCTGGTATCTCTGTCGATGATGAAGGTGATCCTCGACTCTATTATGGATTTTCTTATGGAATCTTGGATAAGATTGATGGTCCAAAAAATTACGATATGGAATGTAAGTTTCATAAACTAATTGCGGGACTAAATGAGAGGGTTATGAAGACCTTTAACTTTGATAGTACTAGTAGATGTCGTTTAGATATGACGACATATAGGGGACCTCAATCGATCAAGTTTGCTCCTCACGTTGATTTGGATGGAGAACACTATACATCAATTTTTTACGTTGATGAGAGTGATGCTCCTACAATCATATACAATGAGATGTTGTATGAGGGTGAGGTGCCTGATGATATGGTGTTGACAGAGAAGCAACAAATTCAACCAAAACCCAATAGACTAGTTGTGTTCAAAGGCAACTATGTCCATACTGGGATGTGCCCAACTACAACTGCAAGTAGAATTCTTGTAAATTCTAACTTCAGGCGATTCAACCATAATGTAGAGGTTGATAAACCTCCTCACCTTGGTGAGGACACAACAGATTATGAAGAATTTGAGGATTGATTATGCGTGATGAATTTCTTTGGGTAGAGAAGTATCGACCCAAAACGATTGAGGATTGTATTCTCCCTGATGGCATCAAGAAAACTTTTAAAGAATTTTTAGAGAAGGGTGAAGTCCCTAATCTTTTGCTTGCTGGATCTGCAGGATGTGGCAAGACTACTATTGCTAAAGCACTTTGTTACGAATTAGGAGTAGACTACTATGTCATCAATGGATCCGATGAGGGACGATTCCTTGATACGGTCAGAAATAATGCGAAAAATTTCGCTTCGACCGTCTCGCTTACGTCAGATGCTAAACACAAAGTCATCATTATTGACGAAGCTGACAACACAACCCACGATGTACAACTCCTCCTTAGGGCGTTTACTGAGGAGTTTAGTGGCAACTGCAGATTCATCTTCACCTGTAATTACAAAAACAAAATCATTGAACCTCTCCACTCCCGATGTGCCGTCGTCGAGTTTGGAATTAAGGGAAAAGAAAGACAGGGAATTGCAGCAAACTTCTTCACACGTCTCCAACAAATCTTGGCTGCAGAAGGTGTTGAATATGATAACAAGGTCCTGGTAGAATTAATCAACAAGCACTTTCCTGATTGGAGAAGAGTACTAAATGAATGTCAAAGATATTCTGCGGGGGGTAAAATTGACTCTGCGATTCTTGCAACGTTCAGTAATCTTAAGACTGATGATCTTATCAAGAAACTTAAGGAGAAGAACTTTCCTGAGGTACGTAAATGGGTGGTTAATAATTTGGATAACGATACTAGTGTACTCCTTAGGCGCATTTATGATGCTTGTTACGAATCCCTTGTACCTAGTACTATTCCTGCTGCTGTACTCATTTTGGCTAAGTATCAGTATCAGGTGGCCTTTGTAGTCGATCAAGAAATAAATATGCTTGCTTGTTTGACTGAACTTATGGTGGAGTGTAAATTCAAATGATGAGAAAATATAGAACTCAAGCTAAAGAGAATTACTACTATTGGTTTTGGGTTGTAGCGATGGTCGCCTTCATTGTTCCACAAGTGTTTACTGCATGGGCATATATTAGAATTGTCAACGTACTAGATTCTCCAAACGTCAAAGTTATTGTTATTAACAAATGATTCATGAGATTCCAAATTTTTTAAATCCTGATGCCTGTAAAGCTGCTATTAATTATTTTGAATCAATAGATTCTGAGGATCCTGTTAAAGAGAGTGTAAGTCCATTCTTTACTAAAAGGTCTCTAGACGTATCACTAATTGATGCTGAAGAAACTCGTAGAAAATTTAGAGCATTTGATCAGATGATGATCCAAACAGTATCTAAATTATATCCCGAAGAAGAATTTATATTTACGGAATATATGAATATTGTAAAATGGCCAAGTGGATTGTTGTGTCCAGAAAATAATCCTAAGTATTCTATGGAACCCCATACCGACAATGAAGATTCTCCTGAAATTGGTGAGTATCTTAATCAAAGACACTGGTCTTCAGTTTGTTATTTGAATGATGATTATGGTGGGGGTCATACCATATTTCCAGAACATAACCGAACTATTGTTCCAGAGGTTGCTAAGGTTATTTTCTTCCCATCAACATACCTTCATGGTGTGACTAAAGTGACTTATGGGACCAGATATACTATAGCGTCTTGGTTTACTAGAGATTCTGATAGTGTCTCTAATTTCTAAAACGTGCTATAATTGGAGTGCTTTAAACTATTCTCATGAACGTAAAACTTGTCCGCGTCACCTCAGGTGAAGATATCATCTGTGATTTAATTGAAGAGACTGATGACTCTGTAACTTTTGAGAACGCCATCATTGCTATTCCTGCTGGTAATGGTCAGATTAGTTTTGCTCCCTGGTCTCCTCTTTTGAGTAAGGAAGTTAAGTCTTTGACTATCAGTAAAAAGTTTGTGATGTATGTCGCAGAACCTCAAGATCAAATGGTAGACGAATATAAGTCTATTTTTAGTCCCATCATTGCTCCTACTAAAAAACTCGCTCTCTGATTTTTTTATTTTATTATGATTAACATTGATCGCATCAATCTTGAAGAGTTCTTTGGTTGCGTTGCAGCAACCAATACAACTCAAATGAAGTCAAATGCATTTAAGACTATTCGCACTTGGTTGCAGGAAAAGTCTTTTGCTAAGTGGAGTGATGGTCAAGTTCAATATGTTGGTGACTATAAAGATGGTGTTGACTTTACCTCTGAGGATAACGTCAACTATGAGATGAAAGGAAAACTTAAGATGTTCAACAAGAATGGATCTACATCATCCATCGTTCTTAAGAACTTCCAGGGTGAGAATAAGGTGATTGAGAGGACCTTTGACTATATGCTTTTGGTAGATACTGGATCTATGGCAATTGGTATTACTGATTGGGATACTGTAGAGAAGCGTATTTACTACACTCCCAAATCTCCTACTGCCAAAGTCAAGTTTCTTCCTGGTGACTTTACTATGCTTGCTAAAGATATTAAACCTGCAGAGAAGAAAATTACCTCCGCACAAATTCTTGACAATCTGCAGGAGATTCTTTGATGAAGAGTTACAAGACTCCTCTACGCTATCCTGGAGGCAAGTCTAGGGCATGTAAGAAGATGGATCCTTACTTCCCTGATCTTAGAGATTATAAGGAGT